TGTACTAAAGTATATGTTTGCATGGTTACTCCGGCTTAGTTGGCCATATTATATCATCTAAAGAGGTTGCTTCCGAGTAAGTATCTGGGATGTCTCTTAACGCTTGCCTGTATGTTGCCCACTCTGATTTTTTGCTGTCGGATAACGGGCTGTCTGGGAATTGCGTCCAGTCTGAACGCTGTAACTTAGCGTTTCTTTTGATTCTTAATTCTTTGCTTGTTATAGCTATATTTTCCGATTCGCTTAATTCGTCAACAGCTTGAGCTTCAACAATTTCACTGTCAGATATAATATGTAAGATATCATCAGCATGACCTTCCATGACAAGTTCGTCACCATGCGCTTGAGAATTGAAATCAGAATCAGCACATGTGCCACATCTAAGTATCTTCCCGCCTGAATCATAAACTATAAATGATTTCATTTTTTCAATGCCATTGTTATCAGACTTCGCTTACTTACTTGACCGTAGTCACCTTTTCTTCCAACTTCTAATTTATATGTTGCACTACCAACACTGCCAGTATGAATAAAACTGCCGCTTATATTTTCTTGTTTATTCAAGTCCACGCCATAAATTCTATCTAATTTTTGATAGTCCAAAATAACAACATTATTTCTTGTGAGCCGAACATGTATTTCAGCATAGCCAAAATCTCCAGAATCCTCATCGCCAGAACTAATATCAGCAAAAAATGACCAAAAAACACAAGTAGGAACCGCTGTCTGCGTAAAGGTTACTGATTGCACCTCTTCATAAGTAACGGTTGAGCTATCATGATAAGGGTTCGTATAAAAGTTCGCAGCAGTATATGCACCAGTAGGGATGCTAACTGCTTGGTTTGCTATCTTTAAAGTATCAACAGCAAGGTCAGCTATTTTGCCTTCAGTTACAGCTAAGTTGGCAATCTTTGCGCCACTTACTGCAAGATCATCTATCTTTACTGTAGTAACACCGTCATCACCTATTTGCAGGGTTTTTTGCGTTCCATTAGTAACAACATCAATGCCTACCCCATCAATTCGTATTCTGTCACCTTCAATAGTGCCTGTCTTTAACAAGCCGCCATTAATAGTAGTAATCTCAGTGCTAGACGCATTTCCTAATTCAGTATTTAAGTTAGTAAAGGTAACTAACCCGTCAAACTGCGTTGAAGCAAAGGGCGTAGAGAAAGTGATAGTCTGCGACCCGCCGAAACTCGCTTCAGTGATCGTAAAGCTACTTGCCCAGAACTTACCATCCGCGCCATTTATAGTAGGCGGGTTCTTCTGCCAATTAGTAGTCAAGCCTGCAAAAGATGCGGTATCGTAATTATAAGAGGTTGCGCTTGGAGTGCTTGGAGCATTAGCACTAGACACTGTGTAATAAACATATCCATTGTCTGCCCTTGGCGGTGAAGCAGGGGCGCTAGTCGTTGCGTTAACTACGGCAGTAAATGCTGACTTATTACCGCTGTAATCTACTGACTTGATCTTGTAAAAGTATTGAGTCGAGTCGCTTAAAGAACCGTTAACAAACGATGATGCTAGACCGTAGCCGCCCGAAACGCTCGCAATCGCTGTGTAAGTACCATCAGTAGTCGTTGATCTGTAAATCTCAGCATTGGAAAAGTCCTTATCTGCTGGATTAGTCCAAGCTAAAGTTATTGATCCTTGCCCTCCTGTAGCTGACGGGCTACCAACTACGGCAGGAGCGGTTGTATCGCCGATAGCTGTTACGTTAGCTGTTACGAATGCGCTTCTAACCCCTAGCTCGTTTACTGCCCTAACTCTAGTGTAGTAAGTTGCCGCACCAATAGTTGGGCTGATAGTGAACTGCGTTCCTTCAACGTCAAAAGAATTCCAGTTACTGTCATCGGTTGACCACTGATAGTCATACTTGATAACGAACGCATCTGCGCTTGCCGTCCAAGTTGATACGATCTGTGGTGCAATAGTTCCATCTAAGTTAGTGGCTGTAGATGCTGTACCAGCAAATGAGGTAGGCGCGGCAACAGTTCTGCCGTCATATAAAGAAACCTCACCGCCTGATAAATAATCTTCTTCGTCCGATGATGTCCAGTCGTAAATCTCAGAAGCGGTTTCAATAGCCTCTACATTTACTATGATGCTGCCATCACCGCCTAGCGCAAAGTTATACCCTGTAACTTGGAATACTTTTGCAGACCAACCAATCTTGGCATTGGTAACCATAATGGTATCGCCTGCTTTAAACTTCAAAGCCGCTAAATTGCATGGCAAGGTAACTTGCGTTTGCTGTCTAGATTGCAGCAGAGCCAACTTCGCTATTCTTTGCGCTCTTATATTATTAGTAGTTGTTGGCAATGGCATATCAAGATAGATAGGATCGCCATCAGCAGAGCTATAGGTGCTGCTAATCTGGGCAGGGTAATCAGCTAGAATATAGTTATCTTCTTCGCTTAGAAATACGCCCTTTACGCCATTGTAAATACTGCGTCTGCTTTGCTTAGTCTGTGTAGATATAGCGCCAACCAATACAGATTCATCTATCGTTACTGTAGGCGTAACGTAAGCTGAACCAGATATAAAGTATTCGCCGCCCGAATGAATTAATCGACCAGCCATAGAAGATAAAAGGGATTCAATGTTAGCTTCTCTGGAATTACCCGTATCAATAACCCCATCACAAACATATCTTTTCTGCGTACCGCCTGCGCTTAAAGATACATCCTGATCACATAAGGTTTGGGCGGTAGATACAGAAGCTGCATTAATATTGGAAGCATCTTCAGCCAAGCCATACTTGGAATCTAATAAGTAATCCCTAACAATAAGCGCGGGGTTCTGAGAAAAAGCAGTTGTAGAGTTAGCAGGGTTATACACTTTCTTGCCGCGAACTACTGCGGATATATTAGGCAAGCCATTAGCAAACTGTTCTGCATCATATTTAAGTCGAACATAGATATAAGCTGTATCCAATAACTTGTGATTAGAAGTCCACTGTGGAGACGCTGTTACTAAGGTTGAATCTGCGGCTGTCTGTGTTCCATCGTGTAATCCAAGATAAACATAAGTTGCCCAGCTACCGACAAAACTACCGCCATCCCATATCTTTTCATCGTTAAACCATACTTCTTCGTACCCATCAATCGCATGGCCTGCAACAGCAATAACCATGTGCATATATTCGTTGTCTGTGCCGGTTGAATCTAAATAAACAATAGACCCGCCAACCCTAGCCCGACCGTAGACCATCTTTCTAGTTGATGCTGGCTCCCTTACCGTCATGGTCGTACCAGACATTTGCTGGCCGATTGATGGAGTAGGCATAAGCGCCCTACTGACCATAGAAAGCCCAGCACCAACCGCGAAGGCAGTTGCAAAAGTACCTAGTGCAAACCCTGTCGCTAAACCGCCGCCTACTGCCGTTGCCAATCCTGCTATTGCCGATATTGCCATTTTATTTCCCTAAAAACTTAGAATAAACGCGCTCGATAAGGTCAAACCCCATACCAACCATTAAGCTATCAAATGGAATATGGACTTTAGTATTAATCATCATTAAAGAAACGCCAGCTTCTCGACAATGCTCTTCTGCAAACTTGATCAATTTATAACCAGTTGCACCAGCCCTGCTATCAGGCAAAACAAAAATTACATCATTAGTTGCAAAAAGATGATCTTGATAATGGATACTTTTACTTAACATTAGCACAAAATAACCCACTAATTTGCCATTATCTCGTGCCGTGAATATGCGAAGAATTCCAGCAGCATCAAGATTAGCGTATTCTTTCCAGTTAGGGTTTAACTTAATCTCGCCTTGGTTTAAAGCCACTAGCTCCCAATGCTTATCAAGCAAAGGGATCAGCTCTGCCTTTACGTTTAACAGGCTTTCGTGAGCTATTTTCATCGTAGGACAACAGCCCTTGCTTCTCGGTTAGTCAGTGAAGCTGGTGACGGTCTACCCCAAACAATTTCTTTCTCTTGTATCTTGGCGACAAATTCAAATCCTTTATCTGTCGGATGCTCGATCTTTTGATCTTCTGCCGTGTAGCGTCTAACTGCTGTTCGCTGAAATGCTATTAGCTTATTTTCAACAGTCACGGTAATGGTAGATGTATCGCCAGAATCTGCGATTGTCATTATATCCATGAACCCGCTAAACAGAATTACAGGGCTGGCTATCAAGTCGCCATTTTCATCAAATGCGCCAAGCCTAATAATTAGCGGTCGCCCTTGGTATGGCTCATCTCTAGCCAAAGTCAGTAAAGACTGTTTGATACCGCCAAGCGTTACGGTTGCGCCATTAGCCGTTAGTTCTGCGGTTTCTTGAATTGCACCAATAGACAGAAGGTCACCAGCACCAAGATAGGTGTTTGAGTTATAGGTAAGATCACCCATACCAGACCACAGATAAATGCTACCAGAACTAAACTCCATATCTACTAAATAGATTGGGCGTACTAACTCAGCAGTAGCGACCGTTTGCATTTCTGTGCTTAATGTTCTGCTCATTAGATAGCCTCTGCGAAGGCAAGACTAAACCCGTAAATAGAGGCCGCATCAGTAGACCAGCCTATATCGTTGCTCGATAAACGCCACAGGCTTTTTGGTAAGGTAAAGTCTAATGCTGTACCGCTTGCTACTGCTGCCCGTAATGGTGGTTGAAAAGAGAGGTTACCAGCACCAGAAGACTTATCGGCTGTGACCATATAAAGATAGTCACCTAACTGAAAATAAGTCCCAGCAGTTACAGCACTAGCGCCAGAAGTAGTAGCCAATACTTCAGCCCTAACAGCGGTTGTACCAGAAGTGGTACTTGTGGCTGTGCTTGTATGTAAAGGGTGACCGAACGTGAACGTACCAGAACGCCCTTTTAAGCCCACTATAAATGCCTCTACTGATCGTGCCTCATCATGCGTTAAAGGCGGGAGACTAACCTCTGCTTCCCATATAGCGCCTTGGTGAGCGTACACCTGCTGGTCATAGGTAAAAGGAGACTCTGTAACCGCAACGGTTCTTTTTAAACGTAGGTTGATTGATGTAATGCCTACGTTGGGGAAAGCTAATGGCATTTCTTATGCTCCAACTAATGACTTGCTGAATCCACCGCCACGCTGTCTAGCATCTGCTACCGCGCCTTTTGCTGCGTTGGCTATCTGTGGCATTAGTGTAGCAATTTCTGCCCTGACTGTCTGCTGTACGCCTGTAGATACGTTAATGGTTTGGTT